TGAGGAGTTCTTGAAAATATGTTCGCATATGCTTCGCAACCTCCTCTTCCATGACCATGACATTGTTCATCTGAACAAACGCCTGGAGGCCCTTGTAGACCTTGCACACCTTGAGCACCTTGAGGGCCCATGATTCCTTGAGCACCTGGAACACCTTGAACACCTTGCTCACCCTGTAATCCTGGAACCCCTTGAGGCCCTTGAATACAGCAGCAGCAGTCTTTTTTGTGATGATCATCTTTACACATAATTTACCTCTTTTTTTTGCGATTAATCCGCAATCATAATTTTAATGGTTAAAAAATATATTACAAGGTAAATTACATATGTTTTTTTTCAGAAAAATAAGATGAAAAAAGGAAAGGGGTCACTAGGACCCCAAACCGAGAGTACTGAACACAAGTCTCGTAAACTTGTGTGAAATATCCGTTTATGGGTGGATATGCTCAGTATAGAAAAATGAACACAAAAAACATAGCATTTTTTTGACAAAAAAGAGGTGTAATTTGATTACACCTCTTTTTTGTGTCTAAATAGGGTACTCCGTACAAAATAATAGCAGAAATTTTCAAAATCCTCCCTTCTTGTTTTTTTAGATCCGTTTCATTTTATTTGACAAAATGTGTCAATATCCATTACCATTATGCGACAAATAAAGAAGTATCATGAGAGAATATAAAAAAAAGGGTGTTGAAAATGGATTGGACACAAGTAATGACTATTGTAGGAGCAAATCTTGCACTTTTTCTTTGGGCAGTTAGGCAATCTAGAAATGATTATCTGAATTGCCAAAAATCAATGGAATCTTTTAAAGATGCAATGATGAAAGAAACTAAAGATTTTCATGGAAGACTTTGCATTATTGAGGAAAAAATCAGGAAATGATAGACGATCATGAATGGGTTAAAGTTTTGGAAAAATTACCAGAAAGAGGACAGCGTGTTACAACTCTTGTGATAAAAGAAATGATTTACATGGGAGATGAACATGACGAATCTTCAAATTGGATGGATGATGGAAATGGAGATAGAGGAATCATTGCATGGGAAAAAATAGTAAATGACAGGTAAACGCATAGGCTACAAACGAGTAAGCACTCTAGAGCAGAATCCTGATAGTCAACTCATGAGCGTTGAACTAGACAAAGTTTTCATTGAATATGAAACAGGTTTTTCAGTAAAAAACAGAGCTCAATTACAACTTTTGAAAGATTATGCCCGCGAGGACGATATCGTTTTTGTCGAATGTATGGACAGGTTAGGGCGCAACAGCGATGACCTAGATGACATAGTCGAATTCCTACTAAAAGAAGGCGTCGAGATTCGTTTTGTTAGAGAAGGAATTATATTAGGAAAGAAAAACGATTTAATGTCTAAACTCGCATATGACATGATGAAATCATTCATTCATTTTTTTTCAGCGTTAGCCAGAGAACGAATGATGATTGGTATCAGGAAGGCACAAAAGGAAGGAAAATATAAAGGTAGAAAATCTATTGAACCATTAAAGATAGTTCTGCTAAAAGAACAACTCGCGACGACAAGAAAAACGAAAACGCAGATCGCTAAAGAGCTGGGAATCTCTAGAGCTAGCATATACACATACATGAAAGAAGAGAAGGCTTCATGATGAAACAACGAACTCCTAAAGAAACAGATAAAAACGAAATTGATAAAGCTATTTCTATTTTATCTGATTGTATCGAATTAAATCCTCAAATTGAACCAACAATATGGATTAGTGCATTTGTAGAAGCCATTGTAAGGACTTACGCTGTAAATAGATTTTCTTATAACCAATTTGCATTAGAATTAGAAAAAATAAAAAATCATTATAAGCCATGGTTTGATAAATGATAATTGATTGTGTAGCCGATTGTCATGGATAGTATCCTAAACTCGAAGGAGGAGATCTTTTGATTGTGGATAAAATTAAGTGCTGTATATGTGAAAAAAAGCATGAGTCTCTTGGCTATTGCAGAAGTCATTACATGAGATTTAGAAAGTATGGAGATGCTCAATTCAAAAAAATTAAAAGAGTTAAAGACTACAAATATAGTTTTGAAGAAGAAATTTCATTGATAAAAAAACTTATCCGTTACGATGAAGAAAGTGGAAGATTTTATTGGATTGAAAAATTTGATAAAAGAATTATGAATAAACCAATTGAAAACCCGAATTCTGACGGATATTTAGAATTTAGATTAACACTAGAGGGTGTTAGAAGAAATTACAGTGGACATCGAATGGCTTTCGCATTTAATCATAATAGATGGCCACATGAAATCGACCATATAAACAGGAATAGAGCTGATAATAGAATAGAAAATATTAGGGAAGTTTCTAGGAAGTTAAATTGCGGAAGAATGATTAAAAAAGAAAGAAGTTTGCCTAGAGGAGTTTTATTTAACCCTTATAAAAATAAACAAAGATCGTATTCTTCTACATGTCACAGGAAAAATTTGGGATATTTTGAAACAGCCGAAGAAGCTTCTTCTGCATATTTAAAAGAACACGAAATCTATTATGGTAAAGGTGAACTTTAGTGAAGATATGCTGTATAAGTGATCTACATGGATATTATCCAAATGTTGGATCTGGAGACTTATTAATTATAAGTGGTGATTTAACGGCAAATCACACATCAGAAGAATACTTTAAGTTTGAATCGTGGTTATATGAACAAAACTATAAAAGAATAATTATGATTGCAGGAAATCATGATACATTTTCTGATACTAAACCTTATTCATTTCTTTCTCCACCACGAAAATCTGCTAAACATGAAAAATTAATAGAATATCTCTGCGACTCTGGAACAGAATTTGAAGGTTTAAAGATATGGGGTTCACCTTGGTCTCTGTGGTTTTCTGAAATAAATCCTAAATGTACTGCATTCACGTGTAAAACAGAAGAAGAATTGAAGGAAAAATGGGATTTAATTCCTAATAACATCGATATATTAATTACTCATTGCCCTCCAAGAGGAATTAGAGATTTTACAAAATCAAAAAAATTTGCAGGATCGAAAACATTAGTAGATAAACTTTTGTCAAGTAATGTGAAATTGCATGTTTTTGGTCACATACATGAATGTGGAGGACAGGATATATTTCATGAATTTGGAAGAAAATATGTAAACGCAAGTATAGTGAATGAATATTATGAGAATGTGAATGAACCTATAAGAGTGATTTTGTGAATGAAGAAAAGAATAGCCTACATGAGTGTAGTATGCCAGAATCTTCTCATGTTGTAGATTGGGGAACCGCTATAGAAAAATGTTGGGAAAATGAAAATGGAAAATTGTATGCTGGTAACGGTGAATATGGGTCACAAGTAAATTTTTGTCCTATTTGTGGGTATAAAGCAAAAGTAGTTATTTCATGAAAAAAAAAACCTATCCTCACAAAACGATTAATGGAATCAAAAAACGTATTCATACGCATGTCATGGAAGAACATTTAGGCCGTGATTTAGAAAAAGGGGAGCACGTTTATCATGTCAACGGAGATCCTAATGACCATTCGATAGAAAATTTGGTAGTGATAAAAAAGAGATTGAAAGATGAGCATAGAACATTATAAAAAAATTGAATTAAAAAACCATTTTTTACAACCAGGAACACTTGGATATCAAAGGGGTTCATGTAAAATTCTAGTCTCACCACCACATGGTAATTGCGGATGGCATATGTCTATATCAACTAGCTACAGAGATCCAACATGGAAAGAAATTCGGGATGCTTGGTATGATCTGGTCCCTGATGCAGAAAAAAAAAATGGAGCGATGTTTTTCCCACCTAAAAATGAGTATGTGGATGTACAAAAATATTGTTTTCATATACATGAAATGCCACTAATGGCTAAACAGATGTTTTGATTATAGAAATATTTTGGAACGAACAAATTGAAGATTGGGAGACCAAAGAAATGAAAAATGAAACTCAAGCATCACTAGAGTTGAGAATTTTTTTTGAAAGACTGCTTGAACTTAAAGCTGAAATTAAATTATATGCCGACAGAACAAATATGGCAGCATTTCAGGAAATTTATCGTAAATTAGATTCAATCATCAAAGAGGCACAATGAAAATATCAGTAATTTTCACGATATTAATTTTAGTATTTTCTTACTCACAGATATCTGCAAAATGCCATAAGCACAAAAATATAAAACATGAACTTCCTACTATTAAAGCAGGACATTCAAAAGATTGCGGCAGGCCAAAACCAGTTACTTCCACAGAAGATAGAAAAAAAGGGCCTAAGAAAGATCGAATTGGTGAAAAAAAACGAGATAGATATGGGGCTTTCATCTATTCACCAAAGGTTAAATCTAAAGAATATGCACCGCTTGATATACCAAAAATTACAAAACAACCAAGACCATCCCATTGGATAGAATCGAAACACAGTTACTTCGCGAGTACGTGTATGGCCTCTCGTTAACGGCCCGAGTATTTTTGTGGGACTACGCGTTAGGATATAGTATGAGAGCACTAAAAAAGCCAAATACTATACAGATACCTACTAGGAAGCCATAGCCTGGTCGCTCCAAAATGGCAGTTTTTAAAACTAATTATTGAAACTTCCTTATTCTAAGTGTATCGTGATATTTAACAAAAAGGATACATTATGCCAGCACCAAAAGGACATGATCCGTATACGGGATGTGACAAGGGGGGTCGGTTTGGATATTTAGGAAAACCGCAAGATGCTTATACTCAAGAAGAATTGATTTCTTTAGGAAAAGAATTATTAGAATGGTATGCAGATAATCCTCGTAAGATATGGTTAAAAGATTTTTTCCTTTACAGGGGGATTAAAATTAAACACGTAGAGTATTTAGTAGAAAAATATCCCGTGTTCAAAGAGTTATATGATATAACAAAATCAATTCAAGAAGGGCGTTTAAATGAACAGCCATTTTGGAAAAAAGCAGATGGATCTCATGCCAGATTCATGCTTGCGCGACATCACGAAGGTTATAAAGATACAGATAAAGAAGATTCTTCCATATCATCAAAAGCCGCCTCTGCGATTATTTCAGATCTAATAAAAAAGAAAGAAAAAGATGAAATCTAATGTGGGAAAACCCTCCACCTCTTGAATTACTTCTCGATAAGAAATCACGCCTTGAAAATCTATATCATGTCATTGATAAATCAGGTAATAAAGTACCCTTCAAATTAAATTGGGCCCAAGAACAGCTTCATAATGATAGGTGGAATAAAACTATTATATTGAAAGCTCGTCAATTAGGTTGCACAACCTTCTGGGCAATCGATTTTCTTGATGATTGTTTCTGGCAGCAAAATATGACAGCAGGAATTATAGCACACCGTCGAGAAGATGCTGAGAACATATTTAGATCTAAGGTGAAATTTGCTTATGACAACATGCCTGATTGGACTAGAGCAATAAACAAAGCTAGAAATGATCGTGCAGGTGAATTAATGTTTGAGAATGGTTCAAACTATCGTGTGAGTACAGGATTTCGTTCAGGAACATGTAATAGGCTTCTTGTTAGTGAATATGGGAAAATATGTTGTCAGTCACCGGATGCTGCTAAAGAGATCATGACAGGATCATTGAATACTGTAGCAGAAGATCAGGTTGTTGTTGTAGAAAGTACCGCAGAAGGACGTGAAGGTAATTTTTATAGTATGTGTCAAGAAGCAAAGAAGGTTAAGGAAAGCGGAAGGAAATTGAATAAGATGGATTTCAAGTTTCACTTTTTAAGCTGGATGGACGAACCAAGTTATAGGTTAAAATGATAATCAAAGGGTAAAGATGGGACGTTCTAGAACATACTTTGAACCAAATACGAGAATCGGTAAGTTAACTATACTAAGAGAAGTTTTTCCACCTTTACAAGGGGAAACAAATTTTTTTTGTAAATGTGATTGCGGAAAGTACTGTGAAGTTTTAGGTAGAAATTTAAAACAGTCCCTTAGAAATAATTCAAAAACTAGGTCGTGCGGATGTTTTAAACACCAAAACGTACCTATTTTAGATGATTTAATAGGACACCGAATAGGTCGGTTAAAGATTATTAGAAGAGATTTTTCAAAAATTCACTCTACATATTGGATATGTCTTTGTGAATGTGGAAATAAAAAATCTATTGCTGCACGTCATTTAAAATCTTTAAAAACTCTTTCTTGCGGGTGTATTCGTGAAGAATCATGCAGAGAAACTGGTTTAAAAAGGAGAAAAGGTTAAACATGGACATTGTAGTTAGCCAAGAAACAAATACTTATTTAGACCGCATAGAATCCGAACGTCAACGTAAAATAGACGAAGAACAGCGTCGCTGGTATGAAATGAAACAGAGAATGCTCGGGGATAGTATCAAACAAGAATATCCAAGTACACCTGATGAGGCATTTGAGAGCGCAAATGAAGGGTTATATTATGGTGCGCAGATTTCAAAATTACGTGAAAAGGGAGCTATTACTGCTGTGCCTTATGATGATTCACAATTGGTTCATACTGCATGGGATATAGGGGTACATGATTACACCTCAATTTGGTGCTTCCAATTAAGTATGGGAGGACAAGTTAAGATAATCAATTTCTATGAAAATCATGGTGAACGTGCTACATTCTATTGCGATTGGCTAAATGATCAGAAATATAAGTTTGGTAGGCATATATTCCCTCATGATGGTTTGAACCATGATGCTAACATGACAACATGGGTTGATCTATGTAAAGCAGTTTTGCAAGGGAAATATGTTGTACTTCCTAGAGAAAGCAAAGGCATATTCGATGGTATTAATATTGTACGTTCTATATTGGGGCGTTGCGTATTTGATGAAAAGAATTGTCGAAAAGGATTGATGCATCTAGAGTCCTATAGAAAACTATGGGATGATAAGCTGGGATGCTATCACAATCAACCATTACATGACATGCACAGCCATGCTAGCGATGCGTTTAGAATGCTCTCAATAGGATTAAAAGGAATGGAAGCATCACAAGGCGGAAGTATTGAAAATGATTTAAAGGCGATTAATAGGTATTTTTCATGAATGAAGATAAAGACGTTTTCGACGAAGTTTCAGAAATACGAATGATAATTGATAGGCTTGAAGATGAAATCATTTCCATAAATTCCAAGTTAAAATATTTCGATATTGACAGATTTAATGGAATTATTGAGAAAATTAAGGAAAAACAAGAAAATCTGGAAGTTATTCGAGAAAAAGAAGAAAAACTTCAAAATGTCTACGTAAAATTGAACACTATGATAAATGAATGCAAAGGGTGTGTATCTATTTCTAGAGCCTCTTTACAAGATAAGAAAAATTTTGAAGAAGCCACAAACAATCTCATAGGTTCCACAAAAAACATAAATACTGAATTTAATAAGTTTAAAAAATATAATCAAAACATGAATAAGCGCTTGGATAAACTAGATAAAATCTATGATTTTCTTATAGAAAGCAATAACTTTGAAACGGAATAGTTTATTTTATTAATTTCTCATTTACCACGTGTAGAAGGAGATTGGGGTCCGTATAAAAAGCGTAGCCCTCTTTGATTTTTTATAGATAAAGAATAAATTGAAATAAACAAAATCTTTTAAGCAAGATGAACTTCACAACGTGAGGTGTCATTTTGCGCAACAATGATCCGATTTTTTTTCCCGAAGAAGGGATAAATACATCTCTCCGTCAATCGATGGAGAAAAACTATTCTGACTGCATAAATATATTACAGACACAGTGGTATCAAGCCGATGTAGACCAACGGTTTTACATGGGTGATCAGGACGTATGGGGTCTTATCTTTCCAGGAGTGGCTACATATAGACGTAAGGTATGGAATTTCAATATCATGAATCCTATTGTTCAGGCTATATCTGGACAGCAAAGGATGACACGTAAATCAACTGCGGTTGTTCCTATTCATAATGGAGCTCAGAAGACAGCAGATCAATTAACAAAATGCCTGTACCATAATCACAAACAAGGTTTTTATCAAACTTTTAGTGATGCGTTTGAATTAGGGGCTTTGGTTCAAGGTCTTGGTTTCATGTATCTTTATGGTGATAATTCATGCGATCCTATCTCACCTGATCCGAAATGGCGCTATGTAGATATGAAGTCAGCGCTGTGGGATCCGTATTTCCGCAAGCATGATATGAGCGATGCGAGATATTGGTGGTTACGTACGTTTTTTGATAGAGAAGAGGCAGCATTACTCTATCCTCAATTTGCCGATTCCATTCTTAGCTTGCCGAAAGGTACATATCGAGATGACAAATTCTACTATATGCCTGAAGTTTACCAGATACAATTTCCTAATCTTATTGCATTTGACGAGTATTGGTATCTCACAAATAGAGAGGCAAAATACATTGTAGACAAGAAAACGGAAGAGACGCAAGAATTTACAGGTACTGAAGAACAGCTTAAGGACATCATGCAAGCATTCAAAGGTAAACTTGCAGTCATTAAGAAGCAGATTCCGACTGTTCGACGTTCAATCATTCTAAATGACAGGGTCATTGTTGATGAACCAAACCCATACGGACTGGATTCTTACCCTGTAGTTCCTGCGTTAGCTTATTTTACAGCCGATACCCCATACTACGCATATAAGTTTAGGGGCATCTGTAGGGATCTTCGCGACCCGCAATATCTTTTCAACCGTTTAAAAATCAGTAATTTAGAAATTTTGGATGCACAACAACAGGGACTAAAGATCAAAAAAGGTGCTCTAGTTACTCCTGACGATGCATTTAATAGTGGTCATGGAAGAGCATTATTCATTGATCCTGAAATGAGTATGGATGATGTACAACCAATGCCGATTGTTCCTCCTTCACCTGTCATGTTGCAAATGGAAGAGATGTTGAAGGATATTATATATCGTGTATCTGGCGTTGATCCTGCTGCGATGGGGATGGATGTGGACGATAAGGCAGGTATTATATCAATGATGCGTCAAGCTGCGACCTCACGCAATCTAACGCGGTTATTTGACCAAGCAGATGAAGCTCAACGTTTATGTGGTGATCTAGAATGCAAGTTTATCCAAAAGAATTGGACATATGGAAAAGTCAAACAAGTGATCGGAGAGGAACCATCACCTGAATTTGACAACAAAATTTTCTTTAAATATGGATGTAAAGTAGTTCAAGCGCCATTGACAGAATCACAACAGCAACTAGAGCTAGCACAGCTATTGCATCTTCAGCAAATTTCTCCTGAACTCATGCCTATAGATGAGATCATCGAAGCTATGACCATACAAAATAAAGACCGCATAATTGAGAAGATCCAAGCTAAACAGAAAGGAATGCAAGAACAGCAAGAAAAAATGGCTCAATTGCAAATGCAGCAAATGCAAGTTGATAATATGACTAAAGTTGCTTATGCCCATTCTCAAGAAGGTCTAGCAAAAGAAAGAGTTGCTAAAATCTCTACAGATGTTTCAATTGCTCAAGACAAATTACGCAGAGCACATCAAGAAGACACTGCAAGCCTCCTAAATGTTGTTAAAGCATTGAAAGAATTAAAAGGCATGGATCTTGACCATTTAATGCAGCAAGTGCAGATATTAAATGAATTAAGTCCTGCTGCAAATCCTGAAAAAGAAACAGTTGCAGCAAATCAAAATGTTGCGTAAATATTAAATTTAAAGTTGACCATAACAAGGAGAACCATTATGGCACACAAATCACATCCAAAGCATGAAGGGAAACACCCCATGCATGAATCTAAAGGCAAAAATCATGGTCACGAAACGTCTATGGCTCATGCTGGATATAATCAAGGTGATATGTCACCAAAAGTTCATGATTATCAAAAGCCTGAAAATGATTTTGCCGAACGTGGTTTTTCAAAGACTTTAGAATATATTGAAAGACAGGATAAGCGACAATCAGGAATGTCCCATGATATAAAAAAACAATCCTATAACGGCAGGTATTCATAATGTCTAGGAAACAAGTATCTCATAGTGTAGAAATACAAAAAGGGCCAATTAGTATGAGAGATCAGTACAATGGAAATTTCCAAAGAGAACCTGAAATGACAATGCGTGATATCCGAAATAATGAATTGCGAATGGATTATAGAACACTCACACTACATGAGCCTAAACAGTAATTTTGTTATGGGTGTAACAAAGGAAGGGGTTAGGATTGATTTTCTAATCCCTATTTTTATATGAAGAAAAAACCATTATCTAAAAATAAGACATTAAAAACAAGCTTTAAGGCTCCTCTCATTCAACAAATGCCATATAAAGAGAGACCTCGCCGAATTGTCAAAAATAAAAAAATAGATGAGAACTTCGCATGATGCATCAAAGCAAATATGATCCTTCAAGAAAAACCGTTGGTGCTATTTATCGAGATGCTCAATTCAATGGTGAAAAACAGATTATCACCGGGGATATGAATTACGAGTTACGCAAAAGTCTTGCAGAAGACCTGAATGATACGATTAAGCAAGGAAGTAAAGAACACGAAAACAGACCATTTTATATCACGGTACATGAAAAACGTGACTTACAAATGAAAAATGCTTTCATTAGACGAATGATTAAGACAAAATATCGTCCCTATCCTGAAGATGATACTCTAGTATTTCGTGTAATTCCACATACAAACGAAGTCTATTTCTGTTGGGAACTGCCTCATAGATCTAATATGTTAAATATGTTAAATGCTTCCGATTTATTCCCTAAAGAACAAATACAAAAGTTAAAACGATGGGAAAATATGCAATTAGAATATTTCGGATTCATGAAAAATGAAGAAGGAAATTGGAAAGAAAATCCGATGTATTCTGGTGATGAACTAGTTTCCTTGAAACCCAAAGAACTTCAAGTGAAAGTTATCTAAACCCTAGTCTCAATGTAATTTTATTTGTCCAAAAGTTTTGCATCTGTTCTTTATGTCCTAATGATGCACATTTTCTAGAACAATACACATTTCTTTGTCTAATTTTCTTATTTTTATCTATTTCAAATAGACCTCCACATACTTTACAACAGAATCCTTTACTTTTTTTTTCATCTCCTAACAATTTCAACTTCCTATTATAAACGCAGTGATAACAAATAGGATTTTTCATAAGAAATTCTGTTTCAGGATAGTCACAAGAACATTCTAGACACCTCATAATAACCTCCCTATAGTTCAAATTTTAACTTTCTACTAGACATATATCAATCTTTTTTTTCATTGTCAAATTGGGCGTAAAAAAAGACGTTCTAGCCCTATGTCATCGGCGTATTGCGAGTTAGCCGACCGCATCAACAGAAGGAAAATTCATGGCAGATGAAACAAACCCTAATAGCGAAATTCAAGAGGTAGCAACTCAGGGAGAAACGCAAGTCAATGAACAAAATGATGTAGCACAAGCAAAAAAAGAAGCTGACGAGCGGAATTGGAAGCAGATGCGCATCAAAAATGCCGAGTTGGAAAGACAGTTAAAAGTACGTGAAGAGATGATGGAGAAGATTTTGCAATCGCAAATGAATCACCAACCGCCTCAACCCCAAGAGATCGATGAATTTGACTCTATTGGCGAAGATGAGTTTATTCCTAAAGGCAAGATTTCAAAACTTGTTGAAAAGAAAGCTCAAAAATACGCTGAGGACATTGCTAAAAGAGAAGTTGAAAAACATATCAAAAAGCAAAACGACAGTCAATTTATGGATCGTCTAGGCCGTCAATATTCTGACTTTTCCGATATCGTCAATCCAGAAACATTATCTTTATTTGAAGAAAGTGAACCTGAGCTAGCCCAATCAATTGCGGACTTAAAAGACCCGTATAAGATTGGAATGCAAAGTTATAAATACATCAAAGCGATGGGTTATTCTTCTAAAGTTCCTGAATCTAGAAGGGAAAAAGAGATTGTAAAGGCGATTGATAAATCAGAGAAGTCGGTGCCTTCACCGATGTCATTTGACAAACGCCCTATAGCTCAAGCTTTCCAGATGACAGATGCAATGAAGAAAGATCTTTACCGCGAGATGACTGGCTATGCATCAAGAGCGAGCGGGGTTCCTGAAATGTCATAAGACATAAAGGAAAAATTCAATGACCGTTTCTATTGCATCATTACCTCCACAGATACAACAGAGGTATAACGCAAAGCTGCTGTCCACTCCTGAACACAACTTGATTCACCAATTATTCGCGACTCCAGTTGAACTTCCGGATAACAACGGCTTTATCGATCGTCAAAGCAGATACGACAGACTTGATCTGTTCGAAGTGCCTCTTGATGATAGTCAAAGTAATCCTCCACCACAACAGCTTAATCGCGTTGACGTGGATTGTCGCGTACGTGTTTATGCAACATATATTGTGTTGACTAGACAAGTAACAATAACCAACGAAGATCCAGTTTTAAATAGCGCAGCGGCTCGCTTGGGACAATCTCTTCGTGAAACACAGGATGCTCTACAGCGTGATAACTTGGAGTCTTCAGCTTCAATTATTAACTGCGTTGGTGGCTTAACACAAATGGGTCACTTTAAATCTTCTCTGATTGACTTGGAGTGCCTTATTGCTGCATAAGCAAAGGCTAACAAGGGGCAAGATATGAAAAATAAATATGAAGGAATCGATGAATTCGAAGGGTACATTTTAGAAACGGATATACCTTTAGAAGAATGGAAATTCGGTTCAAAAGTAGAATTTAAATTATATCAGCCTGAACGACTAAGTGAGAAGACTTATTACAGAAACGATGACGGAACATATCCCCATTTAGAATCTGTAATAGGAAGCGATAGTCTGAACACTGCGAATAACTGAAGGCAGTGAGGGAAATCCGAAGAGGTTTCCCCGCCTAGAAATAGGTCACAAAAGTAACAGAAAGCAAATGGAGACATTCCAACTGAGATGACAATCTCAGACGTGGATGATGTATTTACAGTGTTGCAAAACAACTCTGGTGAATACATCACGAATATCGTGGAAGCTGATCTTAAATTTGGCACAAGCCCAATTGGTGACGCTTATGGTTGCATGTTGACTTCTCGTATGATCCCTGTTCTTTATGGAATGACTGGCTTTGTCAAGAAATTCCAATATCCTAACATCGATCAAACGTTAAGCACAGAACTTGGCGGAGCTAATAACGTAAGATTCTTTATCTCTGAACAGGGTTCAGTATCTCCCAATGCATCAATGCTTGGTAATGATATTGCAAACTGTTTTGTAGCTGCTAAAGAGTCCTACAAAGTGGTTTGGCAAGCTGGTGGTAAGGCTAGATTTATTTATCTGCCTCCTGGATATAACAATGACCCATGTATGCTCCGACATACAGCCGGAGCATCGTTCTATCAAGGACAATGTATCACTAATGACTTGTGGATTCAAAATTTACGTTCAACAGGGATATAGGAGGTTACCATGTTACCATATAGTTTTGTCGGTATGTGGAGTTACACTAATCCTGCTACTCCAGTTTCCGTAAATATTCCAATGACAGATCGTCCTGATTGGGTATTCGTAAAGAATTTAACCAATTGGGGTGATGCTACAGCTGTAACTAGTATCGAATCTGAATGGTTTAGCATTATGGCTCAAGGGTCTTTTCGTGCTAAAAACCAAACAGTAACTTCTGATGCATTAGTTACTGCTTCAGGTATTACAGGAGGATTTACATTTGTAGATCAATCTAACCCTCCTACATATACTAGAGTCGCCATGACAGCAGTTGATGGGTCAACTTTTGTTGTTTCTACAGTAAATACTGCTGGAATTAACGTCGGTGATCTTGTTCGTCTAATTAACGTAGCGGGAGCTTTAGAGCTTTCAGGAAATTTGTATCAAGTAACTGCAGTTAGTGCAGGCGTAAGTATTACATTAGGTTTTGCTGCTACAGCGGCAACAGCCAAAGGTGCTACTTATGGAAATGGTACAACAGGATTTATTCAAAAAGTTTATCCTGGATTTATGTATCCTGCATTAAGACAGGTTATGTTTATCAGCCAAGCTACCCAAGCTAAAGTCTATTTTTCACGTCAACATGACTTCACGATCGGTGAACTTGTTGATTTTCAAATTCCTACACCTTATGGAATGGTTCAGTTAAGCAATTTAACTGGAAAAGCTGTTAAAGACGGTTTTGGTAACAAAGCTGGAGCTGCTAGAGTAATAACTACTACTAATACAGCAACAGAGTCATCTATTACGTTAGATTATGATACGACTGGTTTTTCAGCGTTTACATATCCATCGTCAGCAAATTTTGCTTTAGGTGATTCACCAGCAACTTGTTTCCCAGCAGGTTCTGGGGTTGTTCCTTTAATCACAGGAACAAGCGTAGGTGTTATTACTGGAAGTGCAACAATTCCCGCATCTCCTCCAGGAACTAATTTACAAGACTCATTTGACAATC